CTGTATTCTGTTCGAATACCAAGTATCTTGAGGATGATGCGATGAATTTCTTCAATGCAATCAACAATCTACGAACATTGATTCTATCTAATGCTGATGGTTTGGATTGTAGTGTCTTCTGTCCGAATACTACTACACCTTGACCAGGGAATGAAGCTATTGGATTCACTCTTTCTTCATAGAGGTCATCTCTTTCAGCGTGAGTCAATCTTGTTTTAGCTTCCAACACCGTAGTCAAACCACCACGATTTAAACCAGCTGGTGCAAACCATTCGTGTGCTACTTTATCAGTAAATGCGATTACGCCAGGTAATACTACTGATGGTGGTACCCAAACTGGTCTGTTTGTATCTCCATCGACTATCTTAACCCAGGGGTAATATGTTCCTGCATAGTTTGTATCCAAAGCACTTACAGTATTTGTCACTGTAGCGATAGTATCACCATATGCTGCTGCATCCATGATATAGAAAGCGTCTGCTCTTGCTTCTACTTTCAATATTGCATGATTTGTCACTTTTGGATGTAGTCTGTGAATAACACCAGGTGTCACCAACATATTAATGTCGAATTCATCTGGATTACTTACAGCATTGATTGCTCTTTTGTATGCTACTGAACCACTTGCTGTAGCACTTGAGATATCAAATCCTTGTGTGTTTGTTGCACTTATATCGTTACCAACAAGTTTTGGATTACCAGGATTATCACCATCAAATCCAAACTGGAAAGGTACTGTGAACTTTCTCTGACCAATAGCTGATAGTGATAGTGTAATATTCTCTGTAGCATCTGAGAATGTGGTTGCTAATGAACTTGCATCAGCGTGACCTTTCATGTTCTCAAGAGACATAGAGACGTTACCAGTTGTAGCAGCTGTCTTGGGTATAGGTGATAAGTATTCACCATTATCAGGACGTTTATCCATATCGAAATCGAATCCATAGAATATATTAGAATCGAAATCACCATTTGTATTCTGCTGTGTATGAACAAAAGATGCACTTGGTGCACTAGATACAGGAATGTTCAATGCATCGTGACCCATAGGAACAACTGTAGTTGGCATATTTTCTAAGTTTTTGTAATCACCAACTCTGATATGTTTACTCAAGTTTGGATAATCACCTTTGTATGTCAACTTACCATTTGAATCGATTTCCACGTGTCTATCACCAATTACTTTAGCAAAGTAATTTGCTGCTTCTGGATCGAATGTCAAATTATCAAATTGTTCAACGATTTGATTGTCTTTTGTTTTATTTGGTGCATGATGTCTAACTTGTAATGAGAATGTTCCATAGTCACTACCTGCTACTGAGGATGCTGCCTTGACATTTAAGATATTAACTTTGTAAGCTTTGTTCATATTCGTTCCATGTGAACGTGTATAAACTCTAAACAAGTTATATCTTGCTCCAGCCACTAATTGTGATTGTAGATATGGTGTTCTTGCCACACTAAAATCTTTGTTACCAGTCCATGTGTCGGCGTTACCATCAGCATCATATGTAGAAACACCTGAATTTAAGTCAAGTGTACCTGTTGATGATGTGACTGCACTTTGCCAAGCGCCTGAACCTGTGGAATGTTGAATTCCCTTAAAGTTTTTGTAAAGATAGACTGGAACCGTTGTTCCCGCTCCATCATCTGCTATCTGAGGATCTGTGCTAAGTACATCTCCGATATAGTTTGCACTTCCTGTACTAAACGAAATAGTTTTTGTATAGGTTGTGATATCACTTCCACTAACTACTAACGTGTAATTTGTAAAAGTTCCACTACCTGTAGATGGTGTCAAATCAGCAGTTCCGTTTCCACCACCACGTGATGGTGCTAAAACAGCTAATGCGTGATCTTTAGTTGAACCACTAATTCTACAAGATAATGTGACTATATCAGGTTTGTATCCACCTAGTCCCAAAACCCTCACGACCGTTACTGTCCCCGCGGAACGCAAATACTGTTGCACAGTATATGGTGTATAAAAACGTCTATCGAGACCACCGAACATCTCTTCGAATTCTGAATAGTTATTCAGAACAGTAGGTGTAAAAGCTGGACCTTTAGTCGTAGGACCGATAATCGCAGCTCCAATGTCTGCTACACCTTGTGGAAGAAATGATAGGTCTTTCTCGGATGTAAATACACCAGGACTTACTATTCTTTCAGCCATTGAGTTTCTCCTAAATGATTTTTGTTAAAATAAAGAAAAATTGTTTATTTATAAGTATAAACAAAAATCCCCAAATACAATTATAAGGGGATTTTTCTTGTGTTTTTTAAAGTTTTTCTTAACTATTCGGTGTAAATACACCAGTTTCAGGATCTAAATTACCTGAACCATACTTGTCGTTTAATTCTTTAGCGACTTCTTTCTCTTTTGCTTGAGTGTCTTGATACTTCTGAGCATATTGTTCTTCTGATTTTGCTAAAGCATCTATTTGTTGTTGAAGTGCTATTTTTTGAATCGCTACCTGACCAAATGCGTTCTGACATTCGAGATAGTCTTGTTGTATTTGTTTTAAAGAAGCTAACTCTTCGTCTGTGAATTTAATTTCCTTATCTGCCATAACATTTCCTTATAGTTTATTAGTAATAAATATAACTTATTTATTCAAACAATCACAATTTTTTTCGATGCGTTCTACTTTCTCGTTTAACTCTTTGACAGCTTCAATTAGTAATGGAACTATCAACTCATACTTAACAGCCTTGTATCCATCACTTCTTTCGGTTACGATTTCAGGAAGAACTTTTTCTACCTCTTGTGCTATAACACCATAAGAATGTTCACCCTCAAATGCTTCTTTGTTTTTGTTCCAATCGAACTCTACACCACGAAGTTCTGAAAGTTTCATTAATGGGTCTCCAATCTTAACCACATTATCTTTCAATCTTTCGTCTGAAGAATAGAATGCCACAACGTCATTGTTAAAGTTTGCAAGACCTGCTTCACTCATATCTAATGTAAGAGCTGTTATTTCAGAAGTAGAATCTTGTCCTTTAAATATTATGTCTTTATCATCAACATCCGTAACAATTACGAAATCACTTGAAGCGTTCTTGAATGAAGCGATTGTAGTTCCACCTGATTTAATTACAGTATCATTACCACCAGCGTCTAATATAATATCTGCAGCTGCATCTACTGTTAGATTATTAGCGCTAATTGTTAAATCAGTTCCATCACCCTCAATCTTCTCACTAGCTCCACCGAACACGATACCAACATCATTTGGAATATGAACATCGGATGTTGCGTTCAAGTTAATCTTAGCTCCAGAACCAATCGTTAAGTCTGTGTCGTCTGATTCAATCTTTTCACTTCCATTAGCATCAAATACTAATCCAATATTCTGAGGTATGTAAACATCTGATTCTGCAGTAAGATTTATTTTTGCACCTGCTATAGTTAAATCTGTGCCATCACCTTCAATCTTTTCACCATCATTTCCGAAAGTTAATCCGATATCAGCTGGTATGTTGATATCACCACTAC